GGTAAGCACTATCTTCGTGCAAGATAGCTGACATGGATAAACTGCTCTCTGCAGCCAACAGGTTTGTCAGTTCCTGCTGTAATTCTGGTATCTATTTATACTTTGCTTAAAGGAGGCGCATTCTCAATCTCGAAGAAGCACCAATGTTCAAAACACCCGTACCATTAGCAATGAACTCCATAGCAATGGTGGTGGTTCCGTCAGAAAATACCACTCCAAGGACAGTGATGAGAACTTCTTGGGTTGGATCACCAGTATTCAGATGTAACTAGTGTCCGGAACAGTTGCAGTATCATTGACAAGCATTACCACTTGGCCATTAGCCAAGCTACCAGTACACTTTATGGAACACACAGCCGTGATTTCCCAGGTGCCAGCGGGTAGTGGGATGTGTCCCACCAAGTCGCCAACAATCCCTGGTCCATTCAAGATTGATTGTGTCCACAAAGCATAATGGCCAGTGCCTGTAGATATAGCTTGATCTGTTCCCGCACGAAGCTCAACGTATCCTTGAGGAATGTACAAACCACGGGAGTCTGTTTGAGGTACGGAGAATTCAACCTCGTACTCCACCCATAGTTTTCCAACATCTCCAGCACCTGAGTCAAAGCCAACAGTGCACAAATACAGAACACCAGCATCAAAGGTTTTGATATCACCACCCACAGGTCCTCCACGCACAAACTTTCTAGGTCCCATAGAATGCATAGCTTTTGGGTCAAGTTTGAGGTGGATCTCTTTCCAGGCGGCGTCTTCAACTGCACCAAGATAGCTGGATGCTGTTTGCTCAGAGGCGGGTTCAGGGTCAGATGCGTCATAATCAGGTGCCAAAAGCACCGTACCGGCGGTCTGGGTTGAACACCTAGGGATGTAATGAAGAGCCATGCTCTTCACTCTATATTGCTCCCAGGATGTTGCTTGTTTCGACAACCATGGAAATAACGATGCATTTCCAGGATTAATGTGAAAAGAAACAACGGCAAATGGAGTGCTGGATGCTACAGTTGTAACCAGCTCCCTATGTCGGACACAGAAGTTGTTGTTAGCACTCTTCATGTTAGGCTTCTTGTTACGGTAAACCCTCGACACGGCAGCAGGCGCATTTTCAGCTTTGCCCTTGTTGTTCCCTCCAGAACCGCCACTGGATTTTGCTCCAGCGAACGGATTGGCATTAGATTTTTGACTCTTCTTATTGTTTTTGCTTCCTTTCATATGTGAAATTCAGATTATATAATTGATTGGGGCCAGTATATACCCCCCAATCAATAAACAGTTGTTTATGCACATGTTTAGGTGCGTTCACCAGATCAATTTGGTGTTAACTCTCCTTTGTCCTTTGGTAATACTGGAGGGACCACATTCCCTCTACCGTTGACAAAGTTTTCATCAATCTTGAAGGTCTTTCTAACCTTTCTATGATGCTGAGATAACTTAGGTTCGCTTTTGCTATTCTTCTTGTTCAACTTCTTTGCTCCGTTCACATCCTCAGTCATGAGCTCTATAGTGCTTGGCATAACTGACATTTTGTACGGACCCATTATCAACAAATCATCCAGTATAACACACTGGTTGAGATCTGTGATAAATTTTTCAATGTTGAATCCTGCTAATTCCTTATTCCACACATCACTCATCCAATCCTCTAATTTTTCCGGTTGCATCTCCTCAATAGGATCTTCGTCCATAAGAGCAAGATAGAGAGATTGAGATATATCAGACCTACTTTCCTTGAGTTTCTCCAAATCTGACATTTGAGGCTTCAAAATTTCAATAACTTTGCTTGCCCAAATGCCTATTATAGGAGTGTACTTGTCAGTGGCTGCAATGGCCAAAGCTTTTTCAAGAATTTTGGTTTCTGGAGTGGCCAATTTATCATTGGTCATGTGTAATTTAAAAAGCACCCGTTCCGGTGCTGCGCAAGAAGAGGTTGAGCCCCCTTTGAGACCACCATACCGGCGTCCCAAAAATGAAGGGTATTCTGGATAAGCCACTTCCATCTTATGTCCTAGAATAGCTGCAGCGCGAATGTATCTGCAGACTGGATAATTTTCAACTTCCCAGAAAAGAGTGTCATCACCACCTATATTTCCTATATTCGAATAGGCTTCTTTTGGAGTCAAAGCACGCCCTGTCTCATTTCCTTTTGGATTCAACCGACCTCCTAAGTATCTCATAAAAGCACTAAGGATTGTATTCATCAACGATGTTAACATTGAACCTGATCCGCGTTTCCACAAGAGGTACCATATGATATCATACTTCATATGCACCTTTGTACTAGCGTCCTTGTCCATAGCATCATCAATTTCTGCATGGTAAGTTGTATCAAAGAAATAGTACAGAGCCATAAGCTCCAAAATTCTTTGAGTTAGATTGACATGTCCATCAAAACGTTTGGCGTCCCCTTCAGTAGGTCTTGCGTCATTTGACATTTCCAATGCTGCTGCCCTCATAGAGAGTAGCCTCTTATTAAGCTTGCTCGGCTCAACAAAAGAATAGAAACTGCATTCTTTGATCTTCTCAGACAATGCATAAACAAATGGACCTAAGGCACACTTTGCTGATGCAGGATAATTGATTATACAGCGTGTGTCTTTTGGCCTACCTTTATCTGCTCCCACGAGCAGATCTGGTTTTTCCGAAGGCTCTTCACCTTCCGTCTTGTAGACTTCTCCTTTCATGAATCCCGTTACGGTACCATCTTTTCCCAAGGCCTCATCCGCTTCCATAACCATACGTCTCTGATTTGGTCTGCGTTGGCGCTCTAACAAATACTCCATGTCCACTGGAGTCAACGCATGTTGACTCACCCCGCATTCATCACCTATCAAACTCAAAAACTCTTCAAAACATTGAAGAATAAAAGGTGTTGGTTCGACTGGATTATTGAACGCTAACATTCTGGAAGATACAGCATGCTCCGTGTTAGCTGCATCATTATTGGGTACTAAGACTTCTCCAATTATCCAAGGTTGCATAAAGGGTACAGACACTGGTTTTGGATTTTCTTCAAAGTGTCCAAATGTGTATGTTGTTGACGCTGGTAGGCGAAAATGTTGGGTCAGATCAGTGCAAGTCGCAGTGTCACGAAGAAAACAAATTCCTAAACTTGTCTCATTTTCTTCAAAGCCCACAGCTTTCAAGGTCCCTTTGGTTAAAACTCCAGCGCTACTAATAGAAGTAGAATATGCATTTGTGAATACATCTTCTGCAACGACTATAGCTGAGTTCATTCCTGGGGTACCTATAGTAACTGTTGTTCCACTCTCATTCATAATGCGAAAGAAAACGTGGTCTCTGGTGAGACCATGAACAATAGGGTTAAAAGGTTTGAGAAATTTTCTAGAATATAATTCATATCTATCTGGAAAAACGAATCTGGTCAAAGAATGCATTTTGGACAATGGGATGAACCAAAACACACTATGATCCTCATCCACTTGGAAGCGCTCAACGAGGAAACTGTATGACCAGTTTCCAGTTCTCCAAGTTGGTTTGGTAGTGAGAGAATCATTACTCAGGTTATGAAGTGAGTGCTCGAATTTGGCTCCTCCAAACACTTCATACACTACTTTCCCATCCTTATCAAAGTGGTACTTGTAATCTGTAGTAACTTTGCCAGCTGCACTCGGTGTGAACGAGTACATGACATGAATGTTTTCTGGATTTGAAATCAAAACTTCCTCTAAGTCTTCATAATAATCATCATCAATCAATACTATGACATGACTAGAAGTCACTGCGTCTTGATGCTCACTTTTTCCTCGGTCTATGTCTTTTGCAACAGTGAACTTTGTTGTACCTTCATGTTTGTTGCGGACATTCCAACTCGAGAGTTGAAAAAAGTAAGGTTTCAAACCCATTCCTTTGATCACATGCAACATGCGTGCCGTTCCTTCTGCGCGTGCCCCAGCTGCTTTTGGGTGGGGTTTGGAAGGATCCACTTTTGTTGAAAGTTTGACGTTCATTAAAGAGTTAATGATACGTCGTGATCTGGATTTTGAGTGCTTGGCTGAACATAAAAGATTCATGAAATAATTTCTGAATCCCGCCCAAATGCGGTCCTTTAACTCTAAGACGAGTTTTGGTAAAGGAGATGATGCGATCAGTGCAGAAATCCCTGCAGCAATCAAGCCGTACACCACGTATTTACCTACTGTTCTACCAGTGGGTAAACTAACGTTGCCTAATGCTAAACGAATTGATTTCGTCCATGAGGTTGTAACTTCAGTTACCGCCTCACTGCTTGTACTAACCATTTCTGGCAAAGAGAATGGTAGGGCTTTCGAGCTTTTGGATTCTCCAACTGCATAAGATGC